CTTAGTTTTTGAGAAATAGTTTTACCATTTTTAAGTTCTTCATCCAGATCGTAGATCACCGCGCGACTTGAAACGTATCCCATAGAGGGATCGTTGTTTCGCCCATCTTCATAATCTTGCAAAAACATGGTTTCACGTTCAGTATCGGGTTTCTTTTTCCCAAAGACCTTTTCTATTTGTTTAGGTATTATCCTGTCGTAATAAGTTTCTAAGCCTTTGTCTCTCCAACGCTTTACTTGTAATTCACCCGGTACAAACGCTACGCCATCATATCCCTCATCTGCGGCACGTTTAAAAATATGCTTGATTGCCATATTTGTCCAAGTTGGCGTATCTGCAATCGCAGGGTTGTATTCTGTTCTTTTCCTAGCAATCTGATCCATCAAATCTGAATCTTTTGCGATATAATCATTTGCCGCGACGATTTGTTCTGAATCCAAGCCTGTTGATTGCTTGATTTTAGGTTTGCTTACAAATTCAAAAAGTGTTTGCCCGTCGAGATCTTGTCTTGGTTCGTAAGCTTTTTGCAAAATAAAATCAAAAAGATCTTGTTTGTCTTGTATGGCACCTAGTGGTGGTGGCTCTACTTGTGACAAAGTAAAACTTGGCGTCCCCGTTGGCATTATTTGCCGACCTAATTTTTTAATATCTTCAGGAATTTCATTTACAATACTTAGTAAAGCTTTGCGCGTTTTCTCCCTGCTCGCATCCGGTAGATTCTGCATCGATTGAGTGTTGATAAATTTGCTAGGGGATCTACCCTCTCCGGCTATGTTGTCAGCGATGTAATCAAGAAAACTATCTTCAAATTTGTCTGCGTTTTTATTTAAAAATTTTTGATGCGTTTTTATGCTCTTGTAAACGTCTCCATATATACGAGGTGCTGACTCCGGACTTAAATCATCTTTGATAACCCTTATTCCAAAGGCATCATTTCTATAAGGGTCATCCGCAAAACCACTATCGGGGCCATAAATTTCTTCTATCTTTTTTTTCAGTTCCTTAGTTTTTTCTAAGACACTTGAACGAAACGTCGGGCTCGTAAATCCTCCTATCAATACCTCTCGCCCGTCGGGAGTTAAACCTTCAAAGGGGTCTATCCTTTCTCGCCCTTGTTGCGCCCAATCACTTTGGAGCTCTTCGATAACTAAAATATTTTTTTCTTTACCGCTTTTGTCTTTGTGAATGTGGTCAGAGGTTCGAATGTGAAATATATTATTAACATCTTGCGGAAAATGAACTTTATCTCTAAAAACTTCATAGCCCTCTGGAAAATCAAATCCCTGAGGATCAGGATCAAAAGCAGGCATTTTTTTAATTCTTACACGCTCTTCTAAATAATTTTTGCCTTGTACAGTTGAAAAGTTTTGCCACCTAACTTGATTTTCTGGCGCTTCTACATCGCCTATTTCTTCCGCAAGGCTCGATAATCGCACTTGTGCTTCATTCAAAGATTCAGGTCTATTTAAGCTACTAAATTCTGTTTCTATAAATGGTGGCGAATAACCAAGATTTGGCGACCACTCATCATCCTGTGCTCTTTTAAATAATTCGTAGTCTGTTGGCTCGCCATCAACATACATCGTTAGTTTTTGGGCAGGGTTCATGTTGTAATCATCAATCACCATTTTTTCTACTTGATCATACATTTTGAACGCCAATTCATCTGGCAAATCAACAAAAGCTAATCTGCCTTCAGCAAAATCCTCTAAGCCGGGGGGCACGTCAAAATTGTCAAAAAACGGATGATTGAAATTAATTTTTCCAAAGGAGTCTTTAATTTCACTCAAAAGATCTAATTCACTGCCAGTAAGTCCGTCTGGAAAAACTTGATCTGCGATAAAATCGAATGCTAAAGAGCGGTTGAATGCTGTGTCGCTAGTTATGTAATCTACTTCATTTAAAAAACCATCATCACCAAAGTAATCGCGAGCAGATACATCGGATGTACCAAAAGTTATTGCTTTATCAAAGCCAACACCGGGCCCACCATTAATTTCAGACTCAAACTCGATTCGGTTTTCGTCTATCTTGTTAAGTATCTCTTGTTTTGTTGTTTTGTCTTGCTCAAAAATACCATCAAGTCCAAGCGCTTCTAGCTCCCTATCCTTAGCACCATTTTTCTTGAAATAAGCTTTTGCCTGTTGACCTGTGAGTTTTGCTTGTGGCAAATCGATTGCGAGATCTTCAGCGGCAGATATGAAGTTAGGGTCTATCGTTTTAGATCCTGTAATTAATTTTTTAATAACGCCCATATTAGTTACCTAAAGCCATGATCCCACGACTCTCTTTCTGCTCTTCTTCATTTTGTATTGTGTCAAGAAACTCTTGTAAGCCACCGGCCTGCGCCTCTTCATTAGTCAGCAAGCCTGCACTTGTTAGTGTAAACACAATCGCGCCCGTGGACAATCCGGCTAATGAATTCACATCAACGCCTCGATCAGCCATACGACGCAGTATCGTTTCAGTGATGCGTCCCTTATAAGGCTTCATTTGTAACGCACGAATCTCTTGTTGTGTAGGGTTAGCAGGATCGCCTACTGGTTTTTGTGCACTTCCAAAGCGTGCTTCCGGCAGTAAATCAAAAATAGTCGCCTCCTGTGCGCGTGGTAGCGTTCCAACACCGCCGCCAGGCACTGCAAACGGGTACGATGGGTGTGTAGAGGGTAGTATCTCTTGATCCGCAAAGATACGACCCACATTTTGTATGCCCGCATCACGCGCTAAATATTGTGATGGGTCAGTATTAATTAATCGAGCGGCACCAATAGATAGGCCACCTTTGTCTCTAAAATTAACATCCATCATGTTGAGCAATTCTTTTCTTAGCGTGTCTGGCGCATTCCTCCAAACTTTCACAGATCGGGGATCATCAACTCCATACCATTCGTCGAGCTTCAATCCTTTGCCGACACGTTTGCCGCCAAACATTGATCCAACCGTTTTAAAGTTTTTTATCCTAGAATCCAATCGCTTCTTATTAGTTTTACTCATGTTAGAGGATGCATAACCAATCATCAGCTCACCCGTCGTTGTAGAAAAATCGCCACCTGTGGGTGCCATCCGCCAGGGAATATAGAGAGGATCGCGTCCAGTCTCCGCTTTTGCTTGTTTTGCTAACCTCATAATCGCCTCTGAAGGCTCTTTTGCAGAAGCCCACACTTGATTAGGGTTCTCAAACATGAAATCTTGACCGCCACGGAGGTCTATTTTGTTAAAAAGCGGTACCTCATTGATAGATTGCACAGATCCACCGGCGGCTGTGCGGTCTGACATCGAGGTTATGAAGTCTTCTCCCTCTAAATCAGTCAAGCGTAGCGGCGGTTTCACTTGCATCTCAGGATTGGGTGCTATTTCTGCAATTGTTGCGCGTAATCTCTCTTGTTCTTTGACTCTAGGATCAAAACGCGGGTCAAAATCACCTATTTTTACGTTTAAAGCTTCAATTCCTGCTGTTTCTGGTGCGCTAGGTATCGCCATGACACCTTTTTCCATGTCATCAGCGCGTTTAGCGGCCTGTTTGAGTGCTTGTGTTAGTAAACTCATTGATTCATTCTAGATTAAGAAGCCCTTTTTCAACTAAAATTCCACGATTAACCAAATGACCTTTAGCAATCGAGTCTTTACTCTGTCCATAATACGCGACAGCTAGGTTTTCTTCTATCATTTTGTGATTGATATTAATACCATCGATAACAAGCGAGCCCAGAACGCGACCAAACTTACCTTTCTCGTCTTTTTGCGTGCGGATAATAATATTTTTTCCGTTTTTAACGGCTTCCTCCAAAAATTTTTTTGCAAGCAAACCACATTTCTTCTCATCAGGATCACGCGTTCTCGATTCTGGTGTATCTATACCGTATAAACGGACGGATGAAGTAAAAGATATGTCAAAACCAAGATCGATGCACACATCGACGCTGTCGCCATCAATCACGCGATTGATACGACATGAATATTCGTACATGACTACTTACTCGCTTTCTTTTTGCGGCGTACCGTCTTGTAAGCTTCGTTTTTGTTAGACGTAGATTTGTCATCCGCCACATATTGACCTTTAGCGTTGCGGTTACGCACTGTAACGTCTTCGCTTTTGGTCACAAAATTGAACATTTTTCTTAACCACTTCATATCAAAACCTCTTTGTCTTTGAAATAATTAAGAAAAAGTATATCTAGCCATTCCTCAAACGTCAAAACAGCGACTCTGTGGTTATGTCTCTCAAAGGAACTATTAATGAAGTAGAGCGGTACAGTACAGCGAATAGGTTTGTTGTTGAATTTCCAAACCAATATGGGTGTCAAATCTTTAGCGGCACCACAGACCTGATTCCACCAAGCGGTTTGATATGTCCAACCAGATTTATAAGCCTTGCATTCAATCGCATGGCCTGGTATCTCAATATCACAAAGGTTTGCGCTTTGATACTGATCAAGATTACGCTTGCACGTAATATCTAGGTTGTGGGACGCGAAAAAATCATTCAAGCGATTGACAATCTGTCGTTCAAACGCCGCGCCCTTCTTGCGTGAATCAGTCATGCCCCGCATTGTAACCGATAAAAAAGTTTTGCGTTGAGTTTTTTTAGTTTTTGAATGTACCAAACTCAGCTATAGCTATGCGACATGTGCTGTCACGCATTTGGGGTGTACGGGGTTGATCAAATAATAACCAATTCTGATCGTTTTCCAAACGTAATAGAGTCCCTAGTATCCCCTCTGCTCAGAGGGTTGGCTCAGATGCGTGCAAAATTACGCGTTTATGCGCCCATACGTGCGATTTGACGTGTTTTTTTGCTGACAGGCGATAGTTTTGCCGATTTTTGCGCGCCGCAGTAAGAGAGGCCTCTTACGAGGTTTAAACGCATGTAATATTTTATTTTGTTTCCTAAAAATCTTTTGGATCGTAATCTGTTTTTGCACCTAGCAACTGGTTAAGTCTTTGCTTGATGTCATCCTTACTCATCGCCTCAATGTTCGCGTTGATATTCAGGTTCTGGCTTCTGTGTATGTTTAAACCCGCCAACTGGTTCAACTCCTTGATCGCTGAGACAGCCGCGTTGTAATGTCCCGCTTCAAAACTTGTCTCTGCTATCTTCCACAACATCGAGCCAGTCTTCTCTGGTGTTATCGCATACTTCTCACGCAACTCATCTTGTTTAATGCGAACCGCTCGCGTGACGTTTTTAAACGACTTGCCGTTGAGCATTTTCGTTGCCGCACTTGCCGGGTAGGAGAAGCCCGCACGTCTTGCCGCTTCCGTTTGCCCGCACGCACCTTCGGTGTAATGCCAAACAAACGCGGCTTGCATCTCGGTCAGCTCGAACTCCTCATCAATTGGAAACGCACTCGGCGTTTTAACTAATGGCTCACGTTCTTTTTTTGGTCTGCCACCTGGGTTCTTGGATACCATCCTTTACTCGTTACCTCTTCAAACGTCTCTCTCAGTTCGTGCTCGGTCAGTTGTCTCAATCCCCACGCACGTCTTTCTTCTATATTTTCATTCTTCCATTTAGCGTACAGCAATTGTTCTTCCATATCGTCCTCCTATTAAACAGGGTACAAGGT